CAATAATAGAGTAAGCACCTTTACCTTCAGGTATAAAACTACCACTAACGGTTTGAACCGATGTTGTAAATGACTTTTGTATGTATCTTTTACGAGCACCAAATCTAAATTTTACAGTTTCGTTTTCTTTATACGCTTCTCGTAAGTGAATTGGGTATAGGTAGTTCTCACTATTACCAGAAACATCCAAGGTGGTCAAGCTACCTGTGTTAGAACCAGTTGCTGGTAAATGGTCATCCCACTTTAATTCTATCTTAGGAGAGTATATGGTATTGGTTTGTCTTGAGAAAAATTTAATATCTTCAAAACTAGTAGAAGATGTTTCTCTACTACCAGATAGTCTTAACATTAAACCATAGTTTTCATTAACACCACCAAACCACTTATTAGCAATAGTCGTAATATCCATGTTAAGATCAGGAGATTCTGCTGAAAATACTTGAGTTGCTTCGTCACCTTCTATAAAACTACCTTCAGATATCTGATCACCATCTATAAAAGAGGTTTTAAAGGTAGTAACTACATCATCTACATTTGAATCTAAACTAGAAGATATACTTGATGAATAAGCATTCCATTTTACTTCCACACCTTGATTATTTTTACTAAATGCCCAACTACAACCTTCGGTAGTTTTTGGAACATCACCTTCCTTACCAATACCCTCATCCCAAGATTGACTTAGGGGATAAGCAGCAATTGTATATTCTTCACTTAATCCACTTGTTCCTTCCGTTTCATAAAGTCTAAGGTTTAACTGATAGTCACTTGGTAAAACAGATGAACTGATATAACTTTCTATTTCATCAACATCAAATTGAAGAAGAACTCTTGTTTGATAAGAAAATGTTCTATCAAAAAATACTTTTTTTAATTCAAGTATTTCATCCTGTCCTGTGTTCTTATCTTTAAAGTCTTCGCCTGTAATTGAATTAGAGCCACTATTAATAAAAGTATCTTTGGTTGTAAAAAAATATCTATGCATTATATTACCTTCCCATAAATGTCTCGGTTTGGATTTCGCAGTTCAAAAACAGATGGTGTTACTGATGGTCTTACTATACCATCTACTATAGCGTTATTAAAATTATATTGAAATCCATATCCACTTTCACCACCACTTATAGAATCACCATCCCCTTGAAAACTAGCCATATTTCTATTAGCAGCATAGTCACTATCAGGTCCTCTTGATTGAAATAGTGATAATTCTTTTATTCCAATAACACCATCTAACCCTAATATATTATACTGTAAATCATTTAAATTAATTGATTGTTTAAACTGCATCTTTTCTACTTTAAAAAAATCTTTTATTACTTGAATTACATTTAATTTAACTTCCGTTGAATTAAATCTTCTGTCACCGTTAACAATAAATCTAACACCAAAATTTATTAAATAGCCAGAAAATAGAGTATCCTTTAATGTTAACCCAAAATCAACTTGATCATTAATCATTCTAAATTGGTTAAGGTAAGTAGCTACATTTTGTAAAACAAGTTGTGGTGATTGAACTAATTGTTTATTTTGATTATAAGAAAGTGTAGATACTAAAAGAGTTCCACCATCTAATCTTTCTACATATGATTTAGCAATACTACCAAACTTTGTTGGAATGCTTTGTATTCTTGTCGTATAATCTTCTTTAGTCACACATCGAAGTTGAGTAGCAAAAAACGCACTAGCATTATTTCTGATTTCATCAACAGTTTGACCATCTGTTCCACCGACACTAGGTTCATCATTAGTTACAGATATAGTTACACCGGCAGGAGCATTGTTTATGGTGGTAAGTTCTCCAGCTTGAACATTTGATGTAGCACCACCACCAGCTCTATATGAAAAGGTTAGTGTAGTGTTTGTTGGAGTCTCACCTAAATATGGAGTATTACCAGTAACGACTCCTAGAGCACTTGGTATATCCGAAAGATTAGTTTCATTAATTGTTACTCCAGCTTGTTCAACTTCATCTACATTTGATCCAGAATTACTTAATCTAAATAACCCATTACCAAAACAAACTTTATATGTTTGTGTGTCTTCATCAAACTTTTTTATAAATTTCTTATTTGTTTTTATGTATTCAGCAACATATGGGACAGGTATAATAGAATTAGTTCCACCGTTTTCTTCACCAAGGCCTTGATCGTAAGCAGTAGTTCTGTTAGGATCGTCACTATAATAAGTTTGTTTTAAAATTTTATCCTGTGCTAAATAGTCAACTTCATACCACTTTTGTCCTGAACCATCTATACAACTTATTATTTCAACTATATTATCTTCACCTAAATCTAATTCTAAAAATTTAGTTGGACTCGATATAGTAAATGATTTTGTTTTTGTTTGTCCAGATACAGCTCTTACATATCTCGTAAGGGTATAAGAACTAGCTTCGCCATCTGAATTTAATGATGGAGCACTTATAAAAGGATCACCCGAACCACTAGATGTAAAATCTATTTCAGATGTTGTTTCAAAAAGTATTTGAGAGTCTACATTTGAAGCAATTTGCAATCCACTATCTATTGAATTTGGTGCCTCTCCATAAACTGGTAGACCGGTTGTTCCATCCGCGCTTATATCTGTTGTTACTTTTAAACGAACAACCGATGGAGTTTTATTAGGAGCTTTATATCCAAGAAATTCAGATAGTCTTCTTATATTTCTTTTTTCAGTTGCTGTTGATATTAAGTTTTCCTTATAGTTGTAATCTATATAATAAGAAAGAACATCACCAACATAACTTGATAATTCTATTAACATCATACCAGGTGATGTTTCATTAAAATCTTTGTATGTATCAGGAAAGTAAGACTTGGTATACTCAATCAAGTCAGCTTTAATTGTACTGAAATCTTTACTTGTGTAATTTACATTCGTTGGTATTAGTTTTTGTTTATCGGTATATGACATTAGTAAGCTCCATCTCCTGTTGTTGATGTGGTTTCATCACCTACACCATCAAATGTAACTTGAACACTTTCTAAGCTATTAGGTGTTCTATTTATATTAAATTCTATGTTTATAGTCACTTGATTTATATCATCCCTTCGGTTGACTTCAATGTTTCTTAAATCAACAAATGGTAGCCATCTTTCAAAAACATCTACTATATCATTTTCAATTTGAATTGAAAGGTCTTCTGTCATCTGTTCAAATAAAAGTTGTTTTAAATTCATGCCCAAATTAGGTTGAAATAATCTTTCACCTTGATTGGTCTGTAGTAAAAGTCTTATGTTAGTTTTTACAGCCTCAATAGTAGTTTTAGTTGTTTCAAAATACCCATCTCCACCAGGAACCCTAGCAAATGGAAAATCTATTCCAACTGATACCCTACTATCTTGGTCTTCTATAAATCTATCTTTTCTTCTGTCTAATATTGCCATTATTCACTATCTTTTTTTACTACTCTTAGTTTAACTAAAGAATTATTGGAAGCATTTTGAGCACCCATACTTGCACCAGGCTGATTTACATCTACATCAGCTGATGTTTCTATTACGAAAGGACCTTGACCAAGAAGATTAACTAATCCTCCAGGTGGAACTGCAGCGGGTGTCGATGGAATTGGAGTTGTAAGTACTCCATTTACACTTGTCTGAACAACAGGTGCACTTAACTTATCAACTTTAAAATCTTGAGCTAAAAGAAATGTCTGTATAGCTTTGGATAAATCTTTTGCTAACTCATCAACTTTCTTTTGACCATCGGATGTAGCATTAACATTATCTTCACCAAGGTTTTTTACAAAGGCCTTATATATGTCGTCTTTAAGCCCCATTCTTAAACCTTTCTTTTTCTTCTACCTTCTTCATTACTTGTGAATAATCTTTGTTAAGAGCATTAGCTAAATGGTCAGGTAAACCAGCAGTATCTTCGGTTACCGATTTTACTTCTGCTTCCTTATTTATATTCTTCCATTCACCCGAATGAGCAGTTTCTTTTAAGATGTCATTTAAGATAGAATCCTTAGTCATTGGAACTCTTGTGTTAGAAGTTGGTGTATTTTTTTCACTAGGAGATAAGTTATGCTGTGGCACTCTATCTTCAACTATACTACTACTTTTATTACTAACTAACACTTCATCTAACTTTTTTTCAACTGCAGAAAACTTATT